GTAATACAGTTTGCCTTCAAGGTATTCCTCGTCAGACATGTCCATATCACGGGCCGATGGGCGTTCTGCTGGCGTCAAAGTCATTGTAACTTGCTGTCCTTGACGGAAAGTTTGTGCAGAATTGGACCGCGAAACAGGTGCAGCCGCCATAGCTTGGCGTTGACGTGGTTGTGCAACAGGCGCTTGAACCTGTTCATTCCCATAAACCTTGCTTTCAATGTGTGCAAAATACTCTGGGGTATCTAGTTGTATGTTTAATGCATCCGCTTCGTAATGTGCGGCGGTCATAAGTTTTGTTTTGACCGGATCAGCAAGTACATCACGGTGCGAACGCAACCAAGCCTGTGAAGTTGGGCTTCTAACCGCTTGAATCTGCGCTTCAATTGGGTCAGTTGGCTGTTCTTCAAACCGTGGTTGGGGTTGTTGACGTTGCTGTTCAAGTATTTGCTTTTCATAACGCAACTTTTCTTCAACAGCTTCTTTGCCTTGGGCCAATTGCATCAATCTTGACTCAGTTTGAGCCATTTGACGTTGCAATTTGGCGGCTCTATTGTAATCGCCTTCCGCCAAAGTGCTGGCATAGTCACGTTCCAGCATTTCTGCGTCACGTTCAAAACTGGCAATTGCGTTAACAAATGCCGTTAACTGATTGTCTTGGGCCTGAACCTGATACGTTTTAACTTCTTGCTGGGCTTTATGAGCATTTCTTTCCGCTTCAATCTTTTGACGACGGATTTCTTCTGCTTCACGTTGTTTTTCGCTTAACTGGCGGCGTAAAAGTTCTACGCCGTTGTCTTCTTTTGCCGTTTCAACCTGTGGTTCTGGTTGTTTTTCAACACTACCAAGGTCAAAATCTGCCATTTGCGGCACATTTGGTGCAGTTACCGTAACTTCTGCGGCTTCTAAATCTGACATGTTTTACTCCTTAGAACGCCATATCTGGCTCTGGAATGACCATTTTAATTTGAACATCTTGAATTACGTGGCAAAGAACGCCGTTAATGTTCAACTTCCAACCGTCGGACGAACGAAGCACAATCCAATCGCCTTCGTTCACGTTTTGTCCGGCAAAGCCAGTTTTGTCGTCATCCACAAACGCAATTGGACCTTTTTTCAAAACAAGAACTACCTTGCCCTGATATTCGTCTTCTTTGCGGATGCCATCTGATAGGTAAAGCCCGGAGGCGGTGCGTTCTGGCCTTTTATATACGGCGCAGAGTATGTTGTTGTGCATTACCTTAATTTTAGAAATGTCACCAATTGCAGTTTTTAACTCCGCTGCGGGGTCTGCCGCATGGAGCATCTTCATAGTAGCGGTCTTCATTTTATCTGCCTTTTCTATCAATGCCGACGATGTCATCCATCGTCTCTTTCGCCCAGATAAGTGCGTCGGATAATCCTTTTAAATACCCAACGCGATTCTTATAGTCCTCGTAAGTTTGTGCAGAACCATTTAAGAGGCTTTCCGAATGGTTCTGCCTTTCTTCTTCAATGCGCTCCTCCAATTTGCGGTAGAGGATCAGGTCAAGTGACGCCATAGAACTCCTTATTCAGTTCCGTTTGCAGTAGGCCACTTTTTCTTAACCAAACGACCAAGTCCGGACCCGGAACCGTAATCTTTTTCTTGGTATTTTGGCATTACATTACCTACGCGACCGCCAGTTTTGCGGGGCATAGGAGGTCCACCAGCGCCGCCACGGGCAGCAAGAGCCGCCATTAGCTGCGGAGGAAGTTGCGGTGCGCCACCCATTGGCATGCCACCTGCTGGCGGCATTGGAGGCATCTGTGGTGGTACAGGCGGCATCATTGGTGGGACAGGAGGCTGACCCATTCCAACGCCAGCGCCCAATACGCCTTGGCCCTGTCCGCCAGATTGCGGAGAAATAATGATGTTGACATTGGTTTTACCCTTTGTACGTCCACCAGTTGCACGGTGTGCGCGGCCACCTTTATTCATTTCTTCATCATTTGTTGCCGGAACATTAGCATTGCCCGACAACTTATCAGCCGCCATACGAATACCGCGTTGACGTTTACTCATAGTCCGTTCGGTATCCATTATATCGGCGGGTGAATATGGCCGCGATGAAGAACCGTACATTTTTGATTTTAAATTGCTTAAAAGTTGTTGGTCTTTGTATTTTTTATTAGCAGCAAGATTTTCACGGGCTGCATCCATGTAACGGCTCATTGCGCCACCGCCCATTTTGTGGGCGCGGCCACCGCGTTTTAATCCGCTTGATGTTAATGATGCATTTTTATCTTGATCAAGATATTCTTCTTGTAATGCTTTTTCATGGTAAGGGCCACGTTTGGGTTTAAAGCTATCATACATCCTTGCTTCTTTTAATTTTTCTTTTCTTAATTCAGGATTTTCTTGATAAACAGGCCAATGAGTTGGCGCTTGGCGTTCTATAGGTTTTTTAGAACCCAAACCTTCCATTGAATTTATAGAAGATTCTTGCCCACGTTTTCTTTGTTCTTCCTTTTGTTTGCGAAGAGGAGCAAACATTTGATCAAGTTCATTTAATTTATCATATCGGCGACGCCCAATTGATCCACCGTCAGCTTTAAATGCTTCCTGTTTAAGAACTTTGTGCATTAACTTTTTATCTTGGGCTTCGTCCGTATGTTTTGCAGCGCCACCAGATTTGCGGGGGACATATGTATCAGCCGCAACATTAGGAAGGCCACTTATTTTAGGGAAATTCATTTTGGAAGATAATCCTGCACCTTTTTTCTTATAAGAAATAGCCGCAGCCATTTTCTTACGGGCGGCAGGGTTACCGCTTGGCATGCCACCACGGGCGTAACCCGTTGTATTTGAATTTAAATATTTATCATCGTCTGGATGATATGCTTTATATTCATCAGCAATCGAACGAGTAGGAGGCAATGGAACTTTGTCCATATTTTTAGGGCGTGGCGGAGGGAGCGGAATGTTGCTTGACCCACCAGCGGCTTTACGCGGTGCTTTGCCAAGATTTTTATGTGCTTTTTCACCCGCAACATGGGCTACTTTGCCGCCACGTTTAAACCGTGATGGCGTAATAGGCATTTTGCCAGCATTACCGCTATTCAATCCTTCAAAAGGAGAACCGCCGCGTTCGTCCGTAAACGATTTGCTGCCATCTTCTAACTTCAAACCCATACGCTGCATTTTTGCTGCGGATGCGGCTTTTGCTTCTTTTTTGTATTCACTCATTTTAAACTCCTGCTGCGTCCAGCATTAAACGTTTGGATTTTGTACCAAAGCTTGAATTTCAGGGTGGATGAAATGTTCAGCCGTAGAAGCACTCTCCGGATGAACTGCAATTTCACGGGCCAGTTGCAACATGGCTATCCGTTCCTTGCTTTCTCTGTCTGCAATATCGTTCTGAGCGTCAGAAACGGCATGGGCTTCTTTAACTTTAACTTCCGCCATTTTGGCTTGAGAGTCAACCATTTTTGCCTGAGCCATCATCAACATAGGATCAGGAGGTGGTGGCCCCGGAGGCTGTGGAGGAACAAAGAGGTCCATAGCATCCTCAATACCAAGCATTGTCAAAATACGCTCATCAACTTTTTTAGCATCGTAAAGCGTTGGATTTTGCGATTGCAATTGTTTAATTGCCATTGCTTTTTGAATACGCACAGCATGAGATGGCGTATTAGGATCAGCAACGGGAACTAAATTGATGTTATCCAAAGCCGTAACCAACGTCTCTGGCGTCCATTGGTAAGCTGGATATTTGTTATTTTCCCAAAAGGCTTCTGGGCATTCTTTAAACAATTCTTTAAGCAGTTGAAATTCACGGGCTTGAGCCGCATGCATCCGTTTATGAACGGCAGAAATTACTTTCTGCGCCTGTTCAATGAGCGCAATAGTTGTTCCTACCGGAGCCTCTGCATTGCCTTCGCCGACGTTGGTATCCGACGTAGAAGCCATACGCTGACCGCTGGTTTCAATCAACTGAAGCAAGTTAAGGAACTGGCCGTCAACGCTGCGGTAAGGCAATGGCATAACTGCCGATTGAATAGGCCCACCCGCCGTGTCAATAGGCATACCGCCGCCGGGAGGAATGCGAAACTCATTGGTATTTTGCCGCCCAGCTTGTTTTGCGTACAAAAAGCCGGGGAAGTTAGCAAACATTCCGTTATCGATGCACAGCCGCCAGCCAGCGGTTAGCGCCATCGTTGTGTTACCCACAAGATGTAAAAGGCCCAAACCGTAGAAACCAAAGCCGGGTACGAAGATATAATCAACAAACACTTGCCGACGCAGACATTGTTCATCATCTTCTTTCCACCAACGACGGATTTCCAAGATTTCAGAGGATGTTTTGTCAATGGTTACGCGGTAAGGAAGTTGGAGGCCCGTTGGTCCCTCATCATCCTCATGCTCATAACCCGGTAAATCCAATTCGCAATAGCACTCATAAATTTCACGGGGCTGATTGTCCGTATTAGACATATTGCGGGGGATAACGCCCATTAATTGTTCTAATTTGTCCTCAACCACATTGTTTTTAGGGGGTTGAGCCGACGAAAGAAGCACGTTCCGGTACATTCCCACCAACTGCAACCGCTTTAAGGTGCTTGGCGACATCTTAATAACGTGGGTAATGCGTTGCGCCGTGGATACGGTTGTTTCAGCATTAGAAATAATAACTTCTGGAATGCTGGCAAATTCTGACACAGGGCGGCGGCGAATTGGGCAATAATAAACTTTTTTAAAAGTTGTCCCGCCAAAACCCAATGCAAAAAACATGCGTTCAGTGTCTGGGTAATATTCGGACGCCGTAACCGTAAGATAATGATTAAAGTCTTTTTCCAATGCTTCTGCCTGAGCATTGATGTTGGCGCTGTCCAAACCGTCATTGCG